TGCCCCGACCGTTTGACGCCATGACGCTAATCCCGCCCGACCTTTGCATCATGCCCCCCAGCGGCCCTACCCCGTCGCTCAGTTCCGCGCCGACGAGCAAAACAGCCGCCCCTGCCTAGGCTGAGCGCAATCACCGCCGGCAGCATGGGACTAGGAATCGTTGAAGTCACCGCTCTGGCGGGGCTAGGGATTGCAGTCACCACCCTGGCCAGCTCTGCCGTTAAGGCGCTCTGGAGCATCTCCAAGGGCCTTGGGAGTTTCGAGGGCAGGATCCTTGAGATGCTGGCCCAGCACAAGAACACTCTGGACGACCACGAAGACAGGCTGAGGAAGGGGCAGCTATGAACTGGCTAACCGCCGGGATGCTGGCCGCCTACATCGGCGTCTGTGAGTTCCGGGCGCCTTCACCACACCAGGCGTGCGAAAGCCGCTGGAACTGGGCACTGGGCGTGTTGGTGCCCAGCCCTGCCCAGGGCGCCATCACCGCCGCTGGGCGGATGCTGGGGCGCACCCGGCGGCGCTACTCCGATGCCATCCCTGATGAGGAGCCGCGGCCATGACACTGAGCAGATCGGAGACGATTCTGGCAGGGATCAAGTCCATCCTTGAGGCTGGCCTTACTGGCACCGCAGCCGCCGCCGTTTTCCGCGACCGTTACGAGGCGCTGGCTCGGAGCGAGATGCCGGCCGTTGTGATTGACTGGGACAACCAGAGCGACGAGGTGGAGAGCTTTTCAACCCTGGCCACCACTATGCGGCTGTCGGTGGACATCCTGATCAACGGATCACCCCTGACCCTGCTGGCTGATCCGATCTGGGTCAAGGCCCATGATCTGTTGATGGCCGAAGCCACAGGCGTGCCAAGCCTGCCGGGGGTGGTCGGCATTGTGCCCACTGGCCGCCAGACTGATGGGGTGAGCGGCGAGATCGGAGTGCTGCGCTGTTCCTACGCTGTGACGTATGGAACCTATCAGCTCGACGTGACCGATGGCCTCCCCTAAACCGCCGCTGCCGCTCCCCCCGCCGCCCACCGGGCCGGGAGAGTTTGTGCTCTCTGCCGACGGCAAGTCCTGGGAACTGGAAACACCAGCCGCCCGGCCGGTCTGCGCGGCCGAGCCCTCCGCCGAGGCAACCCCTACTCCTGGTGATTCCTGATGGCCGTCTACCGGAAAACGATCGTTTGCTCCAAGGCCGAGGCCACCTACGGGCAGACGGCCAGCACCGCTGGCGCCGATTACCTGATCACCCTGGCTGATGCGTCAATCAGTCCGCTGGTTGCGGAATCGAAAGACGTGGATATTCTCGATGGCGCGTTCGGCTCTACCCGCTCGTCGATCATCGCGATGCGGAAGGTGGAGGCATCGCTGCCGATGCAACTCCAGGGGTCTGGCACTGCTGGCACTGCGCCGAAATTCAGCCATCTCCTGCTCGGGTCAGGGATGAACCTCACGACTGCGGGGTCCGTCAACACCTTCAACCTGATCACCTCCGACGCGCCTGCCAGTTCTGAGCTGATGTGGTTTGGGGACGGCCAGCGCCATCAGGCGCTCGGCTGTCGTGGCGGCTTCGAGATGGCTTTCACTGCTGGCGAGGTCCCACGGATCACGTTCAGCCGCACCGGCATCTATGTCGAGCCGACCAACGTCGCCAACCCGACGGGAACGATCAGCAACCAGGCGGATGGAGTGGTGTTTGATTCTGCCAACACCCCTACGGCCAGCATCGGCGGCGTGTCGGTGTGCGTGCAGTCGATGACGGTATCCGTGGAGCCGGAGCTGTTTTTTCGAGACTACGCCGGTTGCAGCAAAGAGGTGCAGATCACCAACCACGTCGTCAGCGGCACGATCACCATCGTCCGCCCGGCTGACCTGGCGACCTTCAACCCCTACGCGCTGTGCACCAACGGCACCCGCCAGGCAATCACATTCACCCATGGCCCCTCGGCGGGCTTTCGGGTGACTCCAACCATCCCCTATGCCGTGTTCGGGCCGCCCACCGAGGTAAACCTCAATGGCACCTATGGCCTGCAGCTGCCATTCGTGGCAAAGAACAGCGCACCTGGGGTTACCGACTCCCTGACTCTGGCCTTCCCCTGATCCCTTACCCCACGGCATTCCATGTTTGAGATTGACAAGGGCGAAACCTACGAATGGACGGTCACGCTCGGCGAGCCGTCCAACCGGACCAACAGGGCCGAATCTTTCGTGGGCCTGTTCAACCGCATTCCACAGCCACGGATCGACGAGATCAACGAGGCCATCCGACAACGGATGATTGCCAGCGCGGCCGGTGAGTCGGTCGAGGGGATGATCGATGACATGCGGCTGGCCGATGAGGTGTGGGCCGGATGGACCAGCGGCATGAATCGAAACGGCCAACCGGTGGAGTTCACCGAAGGGCTGAAGCAGGAGCTCATCACCCGGGCAACGTTTGCCGCGAAGATCGTCGAAGCCTGGAATGAGTCCATCATCGGTGGGCGAAAAAAAACCTCGAGGACGCCGCAAGGCTTTTCCTGAAGAGTGGCGGCCCAACCCCTGGGGACGTTGAGCGGCTGGCAGAGCAGGCTGAGGGGCTGGGCATCGCCATGCCTGCCGAGCTGCTGGAGAAGCCCTCAGGGCCGTTCCTGGTGTGGCCCGAGAACTGGGATGTCGTGGTGATGTTCTGGCGACTGAGGAACCGCTGGAAGTTCGGGCCTAAAGGCCCGGTCGGGATCGACGCCGCCGCGATTGAGTGGCTCTTTAGCCTGTGCTCAGTGGCTGACCCGTTGGCGGCCTTAGACGATCTGGACATCATGCAAGACGCCTACCTGACGGAGCTTTACAGCTGATGGCCAACCTCGACGCGATCCTGAAGATCACGGCCAAAGGCGACGCGTCGGGTTTGGCTGGCCTGAACGCTGGAATCAAGGGGATTCAGAAGGCCGGCGAGCAGGCGAACAGCGCACTGGGCGGCATAGGTAATATCCTCGGCAGCGTCACCGGCGGGGTGCTGGCCCTAGGCGCTGGACTCTCTGCTGCTGGTGTGGCTGCGTTTGCCAAGAGTGCAATCGACGCTGCCGACAACTTGCGCGACATGAGCCAGCGCACTGGCGTAAGCGTTGAAATGCTATCTAGGTTTGAAAAGGCAGCAGCCATGGGCGGCACAAGTATCGAAGTGGTATCTAAAAATATGGAGCGATTAAGCAAAGGTCTTTATAGCGTTAACGAATCAGGCGGCAAAGTAGGACCAGCGCTAGAAAGGCTAGGACTTAGCGCTACTGATTCGGCTGGAAAGTTAAAGAACGCTGATCAAGTACTGCTCGAAATTGCAGACAAGTTTCAAAAGATGCCTGACGGAGTTGAAAAAACAGCTCTGGCAATTCAGCTTTTCGGAAAAGCTGGGGCCGAAATCATTCCCATGCTAAACGAAGGTCGCCAAGCCATTGAAGGCTTAGGAGCCACAATGACTACAGACTTTGCAGACAAGGCTGACGCTTTTAATGACAGCCTGGCAGCAACCCAAATAGTGTTCGGCCAAATCGGCATGGCCATTGCCGACCAGCTGCTGCCGTACTTGAGCAGCGCGGTGGACTGGATCTCAAAGGTCGGCATCGGCTTCCGAGATTACATCGTGGCCAACAAGGAGCCGATTCAGCAGACCATTGAGACGATCGGCCGGGTGGGCGCAGCGCTGGCGCCGTGGGCGCTCGGGCTTGGCCTGGTAGTCACTGGCTACAAGCTGCTGACCGAGGCGGTGAAGGCCGCCGCGATTGCTCAGGCTGCACTTACGGCGCTCACTGGCCCTGCTGGGTGGGTAAAGCTGGGGGCAGCTGCAGTTGCCACCGCTGGCGCTGTCTGGGCGATCAACGAGGCAACTAAGGGCGCTGGCGATTCGACCGCCGCCGCTGCCCTGGAAGCGCAGAAGCTGGCGGCTGAGATGAGCAACGCGGCCACCGCAGCTGGGGGAGTGGATCCCCCCATTGACAACGCCAAGGCCAAGCAGGAAGCGTTCAAAGCTGCCGTGCAGCAGACCAATGCCGAGTATCAGCTGATGGCCGCCACGATTGACGCCACTAGCCAGGCGATCCAGCGGCAGGGGCAGTTGAGGGATGCGGCGCTAAGTGCTGACATCGCAGTCAACAACGCCGCTAAATCTATCTTGGAGTACAAACTAAGCCAGGCAAGAACAGACGCTGACAAGATTCCCATCCTCCTGGAAATCAAGAAAATTGAAATGGAAAACGCCAGGCTTCAAAAAGAAGCGCTTGACGCGCAGATTATTCAGGAGACTGAGATTATTAACTTGAAGCGCCAGAAGGCATGGGAGGAGCTGCGCAGTGCTCAAAGAACATTAGACACAGCAAACGCCATGGGAGAGCAAACCGCTAGGCTCCAAGAACAAGTAAGGCTGATGCAAGTAGCGGCCAATTCGGCAGACACTGAATACAGGATTCAGCAACAGATTGCAGCGGAGAAAGCCCGTGGCAACCAAGCCACCTACAACGCCCAGCGGCAGATCATCGGGCTGGGGATCAATCAGATCCAGAACCAGGCCGCCACCGCAAGGCCAACCGGCCGGACTTTCAACGGACGCCCCACCTACATGGAAAACGGGCGCGAGATGGGGGCCTTCACCACCAATGGAGTCGTGCAGTACAAGCCGATTTCGTTCGCCGGCGGCGGCTACACCGGCAACGCTCCCCGGTCCGGCGGCCTCGATGGCCGCGGCGGCTTCATGGCCATGTTGCACCCCAGGGAGACGATCATCGACCACACGCGGGCCGCGGCCGGTGGATCCGGTGGGGGCGGAGTGCCCAACATCACCATCCGCACCGGCGAGGTGCTGCAGATGCCCGACGGCTCGCAGTGGGTTTCCATGGGCGACCTAGAGCAGGCCATGCAGGCCACCGCTGCTGGAGTGCTGGGGGCGCTGCGCACACCAGGCGCCAGGCTCGCCCTAGGGGGCTCCTGATGGCCAGGGCACAGGTGGCACTGATCGAGCTGGGCGATGGGGCCGGGACGATGTTCGCTCGCTGGCAGACCCAGTGGATGAACCAGATCATCACCTTCGGCGGGGTGCAGTGGGCCTACCGGCAGCTCAGCTGGTCAGGGCTGGTGAGCGGTCAGGGCCAGGGTGAGCAGGCCACCATCACGATGCCGGCCACCAGGGAAAACCACGACCTGTTCGAGCGGGCGCTGGCTGAGCGCTGGCTGTGCTGGATCACGGTCCTGGATTTTGACGAAGTAGCTGGAGACACTGGGATCCCGACCGCTTTCACCGTGGCCGCGGCGACGGTCGGCGAGGCGATCGGCGGCAGCGGCACACTGACCAGCCGCACCATTCAACTCGGCTCGGCCCTGTCGCCGATCGGCGCGCAGTTCCCGCCGCGCTCGGCTACCACCGAGTTGATCGGGGTGCCCTGCCGGCTATGACCGACACCGTTCGCTACGCGCTTCAAACCTTCAACCCTGACGGCAGCCGCCGGTATGCAGTAGGCAGCGGTCGCAGTTCCGGGTCAATTACATCTGCCGGAGACGGCAGCTACAAGGGGCCAGCATTTTCAATCGGAGTGCCATCCGGCAGCAGGGCCCTGTCGTTTGCGCTCCCTGCCACCGGCCAGCTGCCGCCACCGGCCAAGTCCGCTGCCGCCGCCGGCAACTCACCGCTCCGGGTGCCGCAGCGGGCCATGGTGATAGGTGAGCCGATCCCAGTTGTGTTCGGTCGGCGGCGCGGAACCGTGGGCGGTGTGCTGGTGTTCCCGCCAGCGACTGAAGCCCGGTTCGAAAACACCAACAGCACCGTCACCAGCCGCTATCACATGGTGCTGGGCGAAGGCCAGATCGGTTCCGTGCAGGTGCGCGATGCCAGGAATGGTGAGAGCCGGATCGGCAGCTTCAGCCAGAACTACGGCAAACGGGCTGGCAACTGGACGCCCGGCAACTTCGCCACAAGCCACGGCGGAGTGACGCCGATTTTCCCCCACTACACCGGCGGCGGCGGCAACTACAGCGGTATCAGTACCATCGAAGCTGGGGCCACATTCCACCATGATTCCGACGAGTGGAAGACCGCCTGGAACTTCTTTGTCCGCGAGGGCATGACGATCGAGCGGGGCCGCCTGGCGGATGGTGTAGCCGGCGCCTCTGACAACATCGCCGACCTGGTGCTGTGGGCATGGCAGCGCAGCTCCAGGGTGCCGCTGGCGATGATCGACATGGACTCCATGGTTGCCGCGGCCAAGTTTGTGGAGGCCAACGGTCTGTGGTGCAACGGGCTATTCGAGGATTCGGCCAACCTGGGCGATTTCGTGATCAGGATCCTGCCCTTCTTCCTGCTGCGGGAAACGAGGGTAGGAGGCAAGTATGGGCTGAGGCCGTTGCTACCGGCTAACGCGGACGGCAGCATCATCACCGATCCGATCGAGCCCCGCTGGCTGCTGGATGAGCGGATCATCAAGCCCGATTCGTTCCAGCGCACCAACGTCGAAGCGAGCGTCAGGCGAGCCCCGATCCTGAATGTGCTCTGGCGCCAGCAGGCAGATGAGACTGACATCGCGGTGCCTCGCACCTTGCCGATCGGAACGAGCAACGGGACGGACAAGCCGGAGCAGCGCGACCTCTCGCAGTTCTGCACCAGCGAGCTGCACGCCTCTAGGGCCGGCAGCTACGAATATGCGCGGCGGGTGCTGACTGGGCATACAGCAACAGTGAAGCTTCGGACTGGCAGCCAAACCGGCCGGATCAAAGAGGGCGACGTGGTGCAGGTCTACCTGAGAGTCGAAGCCGATGGAGATGCGCCATGGTTTTACAATTACTACTACCAGGTCGAATCAGTCGGGCTCGACTTCACTGGAGAAGAGACGTTATCCCTTACCCATTTCCCGGTAGATGCAGATGGCCGCAGCTTGCTGGCGGATGCTGTCGTCCGGGCGCCCGTAACTGGCATCATCCTCCCCAGCCAGCGGACCGGCCCCAGTGGTGACGTGGCCGGCCGCGACACAGACACCAGCGTGCCGGGCAGCCTTACTGGTGGGACCCCGCTCAGCCCTCCAGGCCAGCCCGGCTTGCCGCCGTTCACTCCACCTGAACAGCCGCCAGAGCCGCCAGCGCCTCCGGCGCCTGGGGATCCTGTCATCCCTGGCCGGCCTGTGCCGCCGCCGGCTGTGCCTAGGGGTTCGGAACAGGATGAGCAAACAAAGGTCTACTTTGTCGAAGGAACAACCTACACCGGGTTTAATACTCATTCAGGGTTCTGGTCGCTGGCTTATACCAAACCAAAGCTAGAAAGCATTCAAAAGGCAAACACGGGAGCGGATGTAGTTCAGCCTTTGGTGTGGGGTGGTCAAATTCAAGAGGTAGGTATTGACCCGCAAAGAGTTACGCTTTCTTTTGAAACTGCGCTCGGCTCTTATTCAATTACTGCACATTATGCCTCTGGCAATGTTACTGTAACAAGTAGTCCTCCTGTGACCGTGGGGCTAATTTTTGGCAGGCATCAGCAATACAACAGTCCAATCTATGGCGGGCAGTTGTTGTGGGACAACGTTTACACGGCGACCGTGACTGAAGTGGGCACAGTTGACGGCAATGGTCTTATCAGCTTCTACGCAGTTGCCAAGCCGGTCTATAGTTGGGGTTAATGGCTGACTTTCCTGCCCTGATCCCAAGCCAGGCGCCGATCACCCCCGGCAACTGGCCCATGGCTGGCCATCAATCGATGGACGGGAAGCGCGGCAACGTCCGCACCGGTTCGCTGGAGATCGGCCGAACGTGGACGCCAATCTTCGAGAACATCACCGAAGCCGACTACCTGACGATTCTGGCCCACTACCGGGCGCACCGGCTGCAGTTCGATCGGTTCGTCTTCACCGTCACCACCCTGGCCGCTGCGCTCACGCCAACCGGCTACGCCTGGCGCTGGGCTGAGTCGCCCCAGGTGGTGGACCGTCATGCCGATGTGTTCGTGATCCGCTGCGCCTTCTCCTGCGTGCCCCGGCCGCTGGCATCGATGCGTGGGGGGCAGTGGAGATCGGCCGCATCTACGTTCACCCGTGGTGCGTTCGCTGGTGTGTTCGGCGCTTTCGAGACAGGTGGCCGGTGGGGCTCGGCCGCATCTACGTTCACCCGCGGTGCGTTCTCCGGGGGGCTGGGTGTGTTCGAGCTGGGGGGGCAGTGGGGTTCAGCGCAGACCACGTTCACCAGGGGGGCGTTCGCTGGTACCAGTGGCATCTTTGAGTCTGGCGCCCAGTGGGTATCAGCAGCAACGACGTTCGTTCGCGGGCGGATTGCCGGGGCGTCGGTGTTTGAGGCTGGGGCGCAGTGGGCGTCAGAGGCGACGACGTTCACCAGGGGGGCGTTCGATGGCGACTACTGGGATCCGTCCATGCTTTCGCCGGTGTTCTGGCTCGACTTCGCCGACACCTCTACGATCACCACTTCAAGCGGATCAATCACGCAGATCAACGACAAGGGCAGTAACGGGTACCACGCCACCTCAAGCTCTGGTAGCAGGCCAACCCAAGGAACCGTCAATGGCAACAACTGCATGGTCACTACGGCCAGCCAGTATGTTCAAACATCAGCATCAGTAGTCCCGCAATGTTTTATTATTGTGGTTCAGTTTACTGAACTTACAGGAGAGCAATTTATTGTAGGCAGCGGAGCCTACTATCCATTTCACTGCCCGATACCTGGCGACAACGGATACAACGCAAACGACCACAAGCTAGTCGGCTTGCTTGCTGACAACAACGTCAAAAACGGCTCTGCATGGCAGAATGGTGTATCTACGGCGCCACTGTCTTTGACGCGCAGCCTAAGTCCAACCTGTTACGTTTTTAACCTTACGGGTGGCGTCTTTATCAATCAATTCTCAGCTGATAGAGGTAATTACTACAGAAACGCCGGCATTGTCGGCAAGACCTGCGAGATCATCGCACTGTCATCCAACATCTCAAGCACCGACCGGGCAAAGCTCGATGCCTACGTCGCCTCGAAGTGGGGCGCTTCCTAACCTGAACCAAGAACAGACCCCCCCCATGGCTAGCCTCGTCTTCAACAGCTACCTAGGCGACGTGTTCGCCGGGAACTGCAACACCAGCCACACCTACAAAATGACCCTGCACACCTCGGCATACACCGAGGACAGGGCCGCTCATTCCAGGTTCAGTTCGGTGACGAACGAGCTGGCGACCGGCAACGGCTACACCCAGGGCGGCGCCACCGTGACGCTCAGCTATGCCGTCAACAACACCACCAACATCAGCACCGTCACAATCGGCGCCGCCAACTGGCCCAGCTCCACCCTCACGGTGCGCAAGGCGGTGATCCGGCGGGCCAGGGGTGGAGCCGCCAGCGCTGACGAGCTGGTGGCCGTGCTGGACCACACCACCGACGTGAGCAGCAGCGGCACCACCTTCAACATCGCGGCCAGTACCTGGACGATCCCGCTGCCCGCGCCCAACTGATGGCCACCTTCCCCGCCATCGAACCGCTGGGGCGGGAGTACGGCCTGGGCGATCTGGTGGTGTCTGTCGTGGCGGCGCAGAACGGCGACTCGA